TAATTAGGAGAAAACGTCCATGAACTTTTTATCTAAAATGTTATCGGGCGAGAAAGAAGAAAATCCTAGTAGCAAAAGAGTAATTACGTTCTTAGCGTTTTTACTCCTTGCTACAGGATTCATCGCAGAAATGTTTTTTGAAAAGAAGGTAAACCCTACAACCTATGAATATATGATGTATATTGTTATAGGTGGTTTAGGATTTACCGCATCTGAAAAATTTACTAAAAAGGAAACAAAATGAACTATTTACTAGCAATGATGATCGGTTTATTAGCTCTAACAAGTGTATATGCCGCAGAGGAAAAAAGAGTTTGTGTAAAAGAAATGGATAGCAAAACCAAAAAGGAAAAAGAGGTTTGTAAAACCATTAAGGTACACAAGAAGTTAGAAGGCACTAAGATACCTGAGAAAAAATAAGGAGAGGCAATGGCGGAGGAACAGGATAAACTAAAAAAGGAATTAAAGAAATTTAAAAAGAAAAAGTTAACTGTTCCTCCAGAATTTTTGGATGGTGCTAAAAGTTATGATGACAAATTGATGCTGGTCAAACACTTAACAGAGCGGGAAAAGGGTAGAGTATTGTTAATGATAAAATCTATGCTAAAAGATGCAGTAAAGAAAAGGGACAGAAGATAAAATAAAATGGATCCATTAACACTATTTGCTTTGGCTAATGGTGCAGTACAGGCAGTTAAAAAAGGTTGTGAATTATATAAGGAAATAGCAAGCGCAGCAGGGGACGTAAAGGGTGTTCTTAAAGATTTAGAAGAACAGTTTAACCTACGACATAAAGATAGTCCTCCATCTGTTGCTGAACGAAATCAGTTCATTCAAGAAAAAAATCGTGTAATAGAATTAAGCAAACAGCAGCCCAACGATATCTATACTACAATCGGCGAAGAGCTTGGTGTATACTTTGAAAACTATGCGAAATGTTCAGCTATTTTTGAAGAAGAAGCAAAACACGACGATGAAGTTTATACAGGAGAAGCAAGTCTAGGTAAAAGAGCATTACAGCGTGTTCTCATGGAGAGCCGACTTGCCGCCATGGAAGCAGAACTTCGTGAACTCATGGTGTACAACTGTCCTTCAGAATTAGGCGATTTGTATACCCGTGTATATGCCATGATGGAGAAAATGAAAAAGCAGCAGTCTGTTGCCTGGGCTAAAAAACGAGCAGCAGATAAAATAGCTGAGGCATACAGAAGAAAAAGATTAAATCGTATTAGATGCGAAGCATGGAAATACGGTACAGGGTTTGTTTTAACCGTTTACCTAGTTTGGTTAGTTTGGGCGATAGTTCAAGTAAGAATAGAGGTGAGCCCAGAACTAGGTCGTTGCCTGATTCCTAAAGGAACATGGCCTTATCAGCATTACAATAATTTAAAATGGGTTGATTGCGAGATCAAGAAACCCTAAAAGGAAAATTATGAAAAACTTTTTATTCGCAGCTCTGTTACTTGTTTCCCCGTTCGCAAATGCGGAAAAATTCGAATCAAGTAAACTTGTGGTGTGTGAGGATTTAGATATAGTTGTTAAAGTATTAAAACAAGAGCTAGGCGAGGATCCTGTTTGGCAAGGAACAGATTTAGAAAATGGTACAGGATATATTTTCTTTATAAATGCTACTAAGAAGACTTGGAGCTTTGTTCAACACAATGGCAAAGTTGCCTGCGTTTTGGGCGTAGGCAACGATGGTGCTCCGAATTCTAATACTGCTATTTAATTTCCTACAATACTAAGCTGAGAAGTATTTGGGATATTTCTTGGAATTTCCCCTGATACAATTTGAATACCTGATCCAAAGATAGCATTGTATTGATTCAATACATCATCTTCTAAATCGGCTTCCCATACTATTTGCTTTTTATCAATTTCAATTTTGTGATCTTTGGTGTAAGCGGCATAAGGAATTAATGCCATTGAATGCGTGTCCGGGGTTGACTTGGAAGAAATCAACATAATTGCACAAGGCTTATCTATGTAAATCTTAGATCCTTTTTGTGTACAGAATCCAATAATTTCTTCACTTGTAGTTAATTTAAATATCTTTACCATGTTTTCCTCTCAATACCAATGTGGCGGATCTTTATCATATTCTCGTATTTTACAAATACTTTCGTTCCATTTATTTAGAACGCCTTTGATCCAGTCTAAAATTTTCTTCATATGTATTGGGGGCCGAAGCCCCCTATATTACTTGTCTTCTAAAAGGAGTTCTTTTTCGTTACTACTCTTAGGAGTCTCGCCTGCTTCTTTGACTTCAATTTTTTTAGGCTTCTTATGCTCGGGGATAATTTTCTCAAGAGCAATCTGAAGCATTCCGTTAAAAATCTCGGCGCCTTTAATTTCGATTTGATCGTTTAAAGCAAATGTGCGAGTAAAGTTACGACCTGCAATTCCCTTGAAGATGTAATCTCCTTGGTCATCGTGCGTTGTGCCTTTTACGATCAATTTGTCATCTACAAATTCTATTTCAATATCTTGCTTAGCGAAACCTGCTACTGCAATTTCAATAGCATAAGCATTGTCGCCAGTTTTTCTGATATTGTATGGAGGATAGTTTGGAATGTTTTTAGTGATATCGTCATGCAATTTAGCAAAGCGATTAAATTGATCCTCAAATCCTACAAAAACTTTATCGGCATCTTTAAGATTAAGATGTGGTAATAGCCAAGTCATTATTTTACCTCCTTAGAAAAAACTTTGTCAACCATAGATTTCGATGCAGCACCTGTTACCTCATACCATGTTTTGGTAATCTGTTTAGTAAAAGCTGTTTGTGCATCTACGAATTGTTGAAGAGGTTGACGAACTTGATCTTCTTTAATAAAAGTTTGAAGCCAAGTTGTTTTTCCTGATTGGATGGCGTCAATGGCCATGTTTGCGTAATACAACATTTCATTCTCCTTATTAAGCGAGTTAAAATCCCATCTGGGAAAGTTTAACATTAAATTTGAATTATCCATTCGGCATAATTCCTTTTTGACAGTTTTAACTGGATCTGCCAACCAGTTCCCATCCCGAGGGATGATTATCTATTGGCGATATACATCGTGATTTCAAATCCAAAACGCATATCTTTTGCTGTAGGCTTTGTCCACATAATGGTCTCCTTTTGTGTAGGTTTAACTAAAAAAGTTCAGGTCATTGGAGATGCTGCAGCAAGGTCCAATTTGAGAACACTATGCAATATTATTTATATGTACTACTTAATTTTTTCTTGCCAATGTTATACTTAGTCTCTAATTTCCAATCGTCTTTCTCTTTGTGCGAGATAACTTTTATCTGAGAAAGAGGAGCGTGGTTAGAAAACAGATGAGAATTATTAATTGTAACTAATCCCCAATCTACTAATAATTTAGCAATGGTATTTCTTCGTTGTAAATCATTGTCGGTTAAATCCGCTACCTTACCATCTAGCGCAAATAATTCTTTAAAGTGTACAATAAAGTATCTTCCCTGCTTATGTAGTATGTGGCATGATTGATATAATGTCTTATCTTTTCTCGAAGCTACACCTATTCTAGTTAAGGTTTCCCGCACTTTCAAAAAATCGTCTGGTTCTCTTAAGATCACTTCTAACGGATTGTACCCAGGAAAATCAATTGAGATGATGTCTGTCATTTCTTACCACCCTTTGTTATTCTTGTTTTCATTTCATCTATAACCGAATCATTTAGAAGGGGAAGAATTTGTTTGGCTTTTTCTGTGCTATAGCCATAGTATTCTTTTACTGTTTCCAAATCATCGATCTTCTCGGCCTTGATCCATTTATTGAATCTTTTTTTTGGCCTAATAATATTTATAAGAAAATGAAATTGCAGTATTTTGTCCAAATGGGGTCTGGAATTCATCTCATTTGCGGGTATTACTGTATCATGCCCATACGATAGTCCCTTGTTTATAATATAGGGATTATATTGTTTCTCGGACCATTCGTCAACAATCAAGTTTTCCTTAGAATGATGAATAGAATTAAGGAAGTCAAAAGGGGTAATTGCAGGAGCCTTATAGGGTTCCTCTTGATATACTTTTTCAGGTTCTCCGAATAAGCTCATATCAATCTCACTTAAATTCTACTGCTGCCATAATTTCTGTTAGGCAAGCAACTAAGTTAATTTCTTGATCTGCGCAAAATGCAGACTTATATTGATAGTCTGCTAGTAGCAAAACTAATTGTGGAATTTGCACAACCTCATCGCAAAGAGTATCATATAATTTTCTAAAGATAGTTTGTGGATCGTTATCTACATTATTAACAACCCATGTCCTCATCTTCTTCCAATCCTTATCTTTCAGTGTTGCAATAAGCTCTTGCATATTGCTTTCACCTAGATTAGTAAAGATACCTTCGTCTATTTTGCCTGAGCCACTGTAACGCTGAAGTTCATTTAAAATTCTACGATAGTCGGGGAAGTGTTTTTCAATTACCTTAGCAATAACCTTTCCGTCAGCTTCAACCTTTTCAATCTCAAGTATTTCATTTACTCGTTTAAAAAATGCTGCAGCAATTTTAGGCTTTTCAGTTTTAGGTAATTTAAATTCTATAACCGCAGTTCTAGAATGAAGTGGAGGAATGATTCTATTCTTAAAATTACAAGTAAGAATGAATCTACAATTTGCCGAGAACTCTTCGATGAAAGCTCGAAGAGCAGGTTGTGTAGAATTAGGATTTAGATAATCTGCCTCATCTAAAATTACAACCTTTGGCCTGCCACTGAAAGAAACTGCAGAAGCAAATTGTTTAATTTTTGTACGAAGAACATCAATACCTGATTCTTCAGATCCGTTAATGATAATATAATCTGTTTGAAGTTCTTCACATAATGCTCTTGCGACAGTGGTCTTGCCCATACCGGCACCACCACATAAAAGCATATTTTGTATTTCTCCCTTCGCAAGCATTTCCTTAAAAACATTTTTCTGGCTTGCGGGGAGAATACAATCATCTAACGTTCTGGGTCGATACTTTTCAACCCAGAGAAATTCATCTTCACGATAATCCATAACAACTCCATAATATTAATTCAAAAATTATACAACAGAATCATTTTCTC